CTCTGACACCCGGATCCGAGAGTTCATCGACTTCTGCTCTGCCTATGACGTCGCGCGCTACATCCACCAGAAGAAAAGGGACCCCACCTTGCGAGTGAAACCAGGCTACCAACCCAAAGAAGAACAGTGGTACAAAAGGTGCAAGGCCGGGAAGTTCTCCATGCCACCTGAGGAAGACTGGGGCAAGTGTGCACTCAGCCACGTCTTCCCGTACGACCACTCTGGCGACTTCCACGTCTTTAGCGCCCAGGATGCGACTCGTGTGGTGGCCAATCTCGACATGTACCAAGAGCGCGCACTGAGTCGTGACCTTGACTCCACCAGCACCAATGAACTCTTGTCGGCCTTGTTCAATGGCCCCACCTTATCGAATGGTGAGGAGATGGCTGAGTGGCGCGAGCGTGTCTTCACCTCAAAAGTGACCGACGCGGACAACATCATAGCTGCCATCGCAGGCAAGGCAGAAAACACCAAGCCCGGCAAGAAAGTCAGGGAGACCCTCTCAGCGTGTGACCTTGCCCGCGAGATCCTCACAGAAGTCGACCACTCCCTTAGACCGCTAGCAGCTCAGACTCCTGGTGTGTCCATCCGCGTAGACCAAGTCCACCACAAGCGAAAGTTCCAGACAATGGCCAAACACATGTCCAAGTACTCCCGCTTGTTAGCCTTTGGCACCTCTACTGACATAGAAGCATGGTCCCCGAAGATGCCCCGCAAGACCTTCCACGCCTGGCAGGAGTACGCACTAGGGACCACCGAGTGCGCTGACCCCCGCGCCGTGAGGCAGATCTGGGACCGGCTACAGCTCTTCACCGACCGCAGGGGCGTCAAGGCTGTCTCGAGCTGCAAAGAAGGCAACATCCAAGGTTGGCCCGCCACCTCTGACACCACCATGCACGCACACATCCTCATTATGTGGGCTCACCGACTCCGCAAAGAAGGCATACTGTCCAAGGAAGAGTTCGCATACACGCTCTGCCTCATCGACGATGCTGCGACTGTGATAGCGTTGACCGGCACTATTGACGGCGCAAAGGCGAAGGCTGCCAGAGCCAAGGAGATCCTTGCCGACTTGTACCTCGGGCTCGGTTTCAAAATGGACGCAGTCAAGAGCTTCTTCTCCTCCATCAAGTTCGTGTACCTCAACGAGCTGTACCTTGATGGGGCCCAGGTCATGCATGCAACTAAGACCATGATGCGGATAGACCGTGATCACACCAGACGCTTCGCCTCATTGGTTGAGCAATGCCAAGCAACCTATGGGGTTGCAGCCTCAGCGGCCAATCAAGGTGGCGACCCTTTTGTCTCATACTGGATGGCGTCTTGGGTTTCGCTACAGTTAGTCTACCAGGTCTTCCCCAAGATGATGGACCTCGACCCGTACACGCAAGCTGTTGTTGCACTGGCACCCGCTGGCCTCAACGGTCTGGGCATCCGCCCTATCACTGCGACCGTTGCAACTGGCGCCCTGGACCCCCTCACCTGGTACCTGGAAGTCATGAGCCCAGTCTCTGCACTGTTCCCTGAAGTAGCCAAAGCCCTCAGCGCCATCCTCTCGCAAGACCCTGGCGTTCCTAGTGCCCTGTCTGTGTTCAAGTCGCCATTCGCTTACACAGTCGCCAATCACTCGTCAGCCGCGAATGCAGTCCGCAGAGCTTTCAGGAATGCTGCACGTGAACGTGGCCTCGCCGAGCCCTTCAAGACGCTCGAGGAAATCGAGTCGGATGACGACTACATCGCTGCAGTTGATGCTATGCTGAAAGCAGGCGCTTGGGAAGCTGCAGTCTTGGAAGAAGTCTCAGCATCCATGCCCGACGCGTTTGTGGACGAAGCGCTGGCCCGAGTTGACAAGACAGAGGTTGTAGCTCAATTGCTAGGCTCAGCTGGCATAAGATCCCTCCGGCAGCGCGTTAGGAATTGCGATGTAGCTAACTTAGAAGTCATAGTTGATCTGGTTACATCGAGACGCACTGTGGACCTGCGCCCGTCCATCCAACTTGAAGCGGAGGGGAGCTACAAGGTTGCCAAAGCCATGAGAAGTGCATACCTCTCTGAATACCTGGTGCTTAACCACACATACCCATGCCCTTTCTCGCTATGGGCTTTCGTCGGAGATGTCACCCCAGGCTCTTCTCAGGCCCTCAAGCTGACGACTGTCTCCTTCCATGACACTGGCCTTCTCAGCACGTCGGGCTCCACCTCTCGCAACCTTTACGACTCGTGCACGGACGCACTTGGCTTCAGGGGCTACCGCTCGTCCCGGGCAACTGTGGAGAATGAGGTCCGAGTCCACCTGTACAACCCTGTGAGGAGGAAGGTTGCGCAAGGGCTGGCTGCACTCAGATGGGCACGTGACCACAACGCCCACTCCTTGGCACTCACTGACCTCTTCACTAAAGCCTGGGCAGGCATAATGGACCACACAATCCTCGATGTGAGGGGCAAAACATCTGACGTCTCGGCGAAGCGCATCTCCCTCCGGCACACCCGGGCGAACCACCTTGTGCTGATGTACCCCAACACCCAGTCCTCAGTCAAGGTCGACGCCCAAGCCATCACCCGCGTCCAGGCTGGGAGCCACCACATGTATGACATGATGGGTGCGATCACATCACTTCGCGCAGCAGGACTGCTCGAGGCATCACTGCGGCTGTCACCACTCTCGGGCGCTGAGGTGGAGAGCTTCTGCTATGGGTTTGCATACAAGCCACAGTCTGCAGCAGTGATGGTG